GGATGCCGCTCCGCAAGTTTCTGTAGCTACTTAATAAAAAGCTACATCGTTGGAAAATTCACTCCACATTACAGGCTCTCTTGCACTCTACTAAAAAATCAGTTATAACTACCTTACTATATATTTAAATAAACTTATTGAATACAGACGCATATAGTCGACTTCCCTAGGGACTGTATTTAAAATATCTAGGAGGATATTAATATGGCTAACACAACTTTTTTAGGAAACGTTAGAGAAAACGGAGACGGCTTAAGAACTTCAATAGCTGGCTCTATGTGTGCAACAGCAAATTTTCATATACCAAATACTTTAACAGCTGGTGATGGAAATGTACAAAAATCAGAAACAGATACAACTTCAGTAGTTTTACCAAAAGGTGCTGTCGTTTACCAAATAGCAATTTGGGATGCGAGCGGTACTGGAGGTGCTACTCAAGATATTGGTTATACTCCAGTAGGAACTGGAACTGTAGTTGCAGATCCAAATGGTTTGGCAATTGCTCAACCAGTTACAGCAAAATCTCTTTCAGTAGTAGGTGGCGCAACTGATGGTGCAGCACTTGGTGGTATTTCAACAATTATTAATGCGGTTGAATATGGACCAGCTATTGTAAATGCTGCGGGCGCAAGAGAACAATTAACAGTTACTCATGAAGCTAATACATCTGCAGCAGGTTCTGCAAGTGGTACTCTTTACTACTTTGTAGCTGACGAAAAAAACGGCGCTGAAAGTAATTAATTAATTATCTATGCTCCTTTGGGAGCATAGAATAAATTAGGAGAAAAATAAAAATGGGAAACTCATACTCAAGCGATCAAACAACCTTAAACCTCGCTACTATTGGAGCTGATACTTTATCAAGATTAGGTAGAGCTAGAATTACTTCTATTCAAGGAAAAGGAATAGCAAGTTCTACTTTATTACTTTACGATGTAGCAACAGCAGGTGCAGCAGCAGCTGGAAATTTAGTGGCTACTTATAATTATGGTACTGAAGGTTTAGAAGTTTATGTTCCAGGTTCTGGTATTTTATTTAAAAATGGAATTGTTTATAATTTAGCTGGAGCAAGCGGAAGCGTTACTTTAACTATAACTGGCGGATAAGGTTTTTACATGGCGACTATTACTTATACAGTTACGGTTGCAACTGGTACTAACCAATATGGTACAGGAAATAAATACTATATTAATGGTACGGTTAGCCCAACTATTCAGTTACAAGAAGGTAATACATATATCTTTGATACGTCGGATAATACCAACCTTACTCACGTTTTTGCATTTTCTACAAATCCAAATAACTCACCAGCGGCAGCTTATACTACAGGTGTAACTACTACAGGTGTATCTGGAAATGCAGGATCAAATACTACTATTATTGTAGGAAACTCAACTACAACTACAGACCAAACTGTACCTCCATTATTTTATTATTGTACAGCTCATGCTGGCATGGGTGGTTCAGCACCTACAATTACTCAATCTTCTGGAGTATCTAATAAATTTAATCCACCAATAGATGATATTATAGAAGAAGCATTTGAAAGAACTAATATTAGAGGGACTAGAACAGGTTATCAATTAAGATCTGCAAGACGTTCTTTAAATATTATGTTTCAAGAATGGGAAAACAGAGGTGTTCATTTATGGAAAGTAAAACTAGCTAAAGTACCTTTAGTTTTAGGTCAAGCAGAATATAGTTTTGCAACAGATTCTATAAATTTTCCAAGTGATATGAGTGAAATATTAGAAGCATATTATAGAAATAATTCTACAACTACAGCACCTCAAGACATAGCACTAACACAAATTAGTAGATCAACATATAATGCAACTCCTAACAAATTAGTACAAGGAACTCCTTCGCAGTTTTATGTGGAAAGAAAAATTAATCCAAGTATATTTTTATATGCTACACCAAATTCAAGTGTATCAAGCACAACTACACCAAGTAGTTTTCAATTTTGTTTTTATTATTTATCTAAAATAGAAAACCCAGGAGCATACACAAATGTTTCTGATGTAGTTAATAGATTTTATCCATGCATGATGTCAGGTCTTGCATATTATTTAAGTATGAAATTTTCTCCAGAACGAACTTTAGATCTTGAAAGAATTTATGAAAGTGAAATGTTAAGAGCATTAGATGCAGATAATCAAGGTACATCTACATTTATTTCTCCACAAACATTTTATGGTGATGGGGTAATGTCATAATGGGAGTTTTTGCAAGAGGTAAACAAGCACTAGCAATTTCTGATAGATCAGGATTAAGATTTCCATATACAGAAATGGTTAGAGAATGGAATGGATCTTTAGTTCATTACTCAGAGTATGAACCAAAACAACCACAACTTGAACCAAAACCAGTTGGCAACGATCCACAAGCTTTACAAAACCCAAGACCTCAAGCTGAATCTACAGCTCAATTAATTTTATTAGATAACAATCCTTTTGAAATTATTATTTCTGGAGGTAATACTTATGTAAATGTTTATTCTTTAGATCATCAAAGAAAAGCTGATAGTAAAGTTAGATTAAGAGGAGCACCTTTAGTAACTTCAAGTGGAACTGGTGGACCCGACGCTTATAATTTACAATCTTATAATGTTATACCAGATATTTCAGGTGTAACAGATATTGATTCTGCAAATGGTTTTACAATTCAATTAGGTAAAATAGATGCAGCAGGAAATGTAACTGGTAATACTACAAGCGATGTGTTAACTAATCCTATTAGTTACTTTTATTTTCAAAGTGCTGATGCTGCTAGTACTAGTGGAGTTAAAGGTGGTGGTTCAGGATGTTCAGCAGGACCTGTAACATTGGAGGCATTATAATATGGCATATACTTTAGCAAATTTACAATCAGATATTAGAGGATACACAGAAGTATCAGATACAGTTTTAACAGATGCAGTTTTAGCAACTCAAATAAAAAATGCTGAAAATGCAATTTTAAGAGCGGTGCCTACGGATCAAAATGCTCATTATGCAACATCTACTTTAATTGTTGGAAACAGATATGTAACTATTCCACAAGATTTAAGATCTATTAATTATGTTCAACTTAAAGACACAGCAGGCAATCAATTTTTTTTAGAACAAAGAGATCCTAGTTTTATGGCTGAGTATTATTCTACACCAAATACTGCAGCTGTAGATATTCCAAAATATTATGGTAATTGGGATGAAGAATTTTGGGTAGTAGCTCCCACTCCAAACCAAACATACTCTATAACACTAGCTTATAATAAAGAAGCACCAAGCATTACAGAAACAACTCCAATAGATTATTCTACTTTAGGAACTTATCTATCTAATAAATATCAAGACTTGCTTTTATATGGGTGTTTGATAAATACATTTGGATACTTGAAAGGTCCACAAGATATGATACAATACTACCAAGGGCAATATGAAAACGCTCTTACCACGTATGCAACCGAACAAATTGGTTACAGACGCAGAGACGAATATGAAGATGGCATGGTTCGTCAACAATTAAAATCTAAACCGCCATCAAGTTACGGAACAAATTAATTAAGGAGAAAAAAATATGGCAAATGTAGTACCTTATGCTTTTAAACAAGGAATCCTAAAAGGACAGCATGATCTATCTGCTAACAATGCGTATTATCTCGCTTTGTATACCACTGCAACACCTTACGCAGTATCTGATTCTGTTTATTCTTCTGCTGTAGCCAATCAAGTTGGTACAAGTGGAACGGCTTATACAACAGATGGAAAAACTACTGGTCAAGGAGTAGTGGCACAAACTGGAGATTATACAACAGTAGATTTTACAACTGATCCTACTTGGACAGCTTCTACAATTACAGCAAGAACAGGAGTGTTATATAAATACGTAGCACCCGGTGGAGCAACAGCTAACCAATATCTAGTAGCAATTTTAGATTTTGGTGGTGACATTACTTCTACAGCTGGTGATTTTAAAGTTACTTTTCCAAGTGCAACTGCAGGAAGTCCTTCAGGATCTGGCGCTTTATTAAGTATAACTGGAAACCCATAGGAATATTTAATGGCTTTAGTATTAAATGACAGAGTAAAAGAAACTAGTACAACAACAGGTACAGGCACATTAAATCTTGCCGGTGCTTCAGTTGGTTTTGTAACTTTTGTTGCAGGAATTGGTAATAGTAATACAACTTACTATGCTATCAACGCTCAAGGTACAAGTAATTGGGAAGTTGGTATTGGTACAGTAACTGATGCAACACCTGATACTCTTGCAAGAGATACAGTTTTAAGTAACTCTTTAGGTAATACTTCAAAAATTAATTTTTCAGGCACTCTCGATGTATTTTGTACAATGCCTGCAAGTAAGTCTGTCTACTTAGATTCGACAGGAACACCAGTAGGAGCAGCAAGTAATGGTTTTGCATTAGCAATGGCCGTTGCATTATAGGAAAAAAATATGGCACAAGATTTTAGAAACGTACTAGTTAGAACAATTGGAACAGGTGATACTACTTTATTAGCAGCTGGAGATTATGATGCAGTAATAGGTATTAGATGTTGTAATATTTTAACATCAACAATTGCAATTGATGTTAAGATTGCTAAAGGCGGAGCTGATTACTTTTTAGCGAAAGGCGTTAGTATTCCACCAAACTCTGCTATTGAATTAATTCAAGGTGGAGCAAAAATTGTTTTAGCTAATGGTGATACGTTAGAAGCAGTCTCTGATACAGCAAGTAGCTTGGACGTAGTTCTTTCGTACATCGATACAATTAGTTCATAGGAGGAATTATGACGGCAATAGTAAATGGAATCCAATACATTGGAGGCCAAACAGCACCGAATGAATTTATACCCAATCAAGCGGCAACGATTGATGGGACTCAAACTGTTGAAAACGCAGTTCTTGCAGGACCAATAACTATTCCTGCAACTGTAACAGTAACAGGGACTTTAGTAATAGTATAATGTCAAAGATAGAAGTAAATACAGTCGCACCACAATGCGGAACTACTTTAACACTAGGTGAATCTGGTGATACAGTAACTCTTGGAACAGGTGCTAGTCAATCAGGTTTTGGTAGAACAGGAACGGTAGATTGGGATACAACTCCTAAAACAGCAACATTCACTGCAGTAAATGGAGATGGATTTTTTGCAAATACATCAGGTTCAGCTTTTAATATGAATTTACCAGCAGGTTCGGCTGGAGCAATAGTATCAGTAGCGGATTACGCAGCTACTTGGGATGTTAATAATTTAACAGTTGTACCAAATGGTTCAGATAAAATTGGTGGTGTAAATACAAATTTAGCTTTAGACACTAAAGGTCAATCAGTGACTTTTTTATTTGTAGATTCAACACAAGGTTGGATTAATATTCAAGATTCAACTTCTAATGAAAGAGCAGCCGCATTTATGACAGCAACTGGTGGAACAATTACAACTTCGGGAAATTGTAAAATCCATACATTTACAGGCCCAGGAACTTTTACAGTATGTTCTGTAGGTACTCCTACAACAAACAATGTAGTTTCATATTTAGTAGTAGCAGGAGGAGCATCTGGAGGAGCTGGAAATGGTGGAGCTGGTGCTGGAGGAGGAGCTGGAGGTTTAAGAGAATATAAGTCTCCTGTTACTCCATATACAGCTAGTCCCTTAAATGGTAATCCCGGAGGAACAGAAATTACAGCCACAGCAGCATCTTTTCCAATTACAGTTGGAGCAGGGGGAGCAGCAGCTATTAATACACCTCCTGATGGTAATACAGGTAATGCAGGAAACCCTTCTACATTTTCTACAGTAACATCAACAGGTGGTGGTGGAGGTTTTGGTGGACCTGGAAATACTGGTGCTGGAGCTGCTGGAGGTTCAGGAGGAGGATCTGTAGGAATACAAGGTTATCCTTCACCTACAGCTAAATTTGCAGGAGGAGCAGGTAATACACCTCCTGTCAGTCCATCTCAAGGAAATTCAGGTGGAGAAGGTAATGACGGTGCAGTTGCATTTACAGCTGGTGGTGGTGGCGGTGGTGCTGGAGCAGCCGGAACACCTTATACTCCTTCAGCTTTTCCAACTCCTGCTAGTTGTGCTGGTGGTATGACGGGTGGAGCAGGTGCAACAACTTCAATTAACGCCACTCCAACAGCTTATGCTGGCGGTGGAGGAGGAACAACTAACAACTGTGGCACTGAAGGTGCTGGTGGTGCAGGCGGCGGTGGAGCTGGATTATCTAATAGTCCCGGTCCAAGTCACCCAGGACAATCAGGAGGAAGTGGTACAGCAAACACTGGTGGAGGTGGTGGAGGTATAGCAAGATGTGCCCCTGGAACAACTAATTCTGGAGCTGGTGGTTCTGGTATAGTAATAATAAGGTACAAATTTCAATAATTATGACAAGTAAAATTAAAGTAGATAATATAGAAAATCAATGCGGTGGCGCAGTAGTAACTAAATGTGGTGGAACAACTACTATTAGTGGGTCAGTTGTAAAAGCAAATAATATTCAAGCAAGTGATGCCGGAAATATAATAAGTCAATCAGGTACAACTATTACACTTGGTGCTTCAGGTGATACAATTAATTTAGCAAGTGGTGCATCTCAATCAGGTTTTGGAAGAACAGGAACTGTTGATTGGCAGACAACTCCAAAAACAGCAACATTCACTGCCGTATCAGGCGAAGGTTATTTTTGTAATACAACAGCTGGAATTTTTACAGTTAATTTACCAGCAGGAGTTGCTGGAGCGATTGTTTCATTAGCGGATTACGCGGGCACTTGGCAAAGTAATAATTTAACCGTTTCACCAAACGGAACAGAAAAAATTGGTGGTGTAAATTCAGATGTGACCTTAAATACAGAAGGTCAATCAGTAACTTTAGTTTATGTAGATGGAACTCAAGGTTGGATTAATACTATGGATTCAACATCTAATGTTAGAGGAAGTAATCTTATTTGTGCTTCAGTATCAGGAGCTTGTAATACTTTAACAACAGCTCCTTGTAATGCTAATATGAAAATAGCAACTTTTTTAGGTCCAGGAACTTTTACAGTTAACTCTGGTGCAGACAACGTAGACTATATGGTAGTAGCTGGTGGTGGTGGCGGTGGAGGTGGCATCGGCGGTGGTGGCGGTGGTGGAGGATTTAGAGAATCACACGATGCTTGTACTTCAGGTGCTTATTCAGCATCTCCTTTAGCAACTCCTACTTCTTTACCAGTAAGTCCTGGTGGTTATTCAATTGTAGTAGGTGCAGCTGGTGCAGGAACTGGAACTAATGGTACTCTTATGCCTTGTTATCCTAATGCACCTGTTTCTACAGCAGGAGGAGTTTCAACTTTTTCAACAATTACATCCGCAGGTGGCGGATATGGTAGACATTATGCAAGTCAACCTAGTCCAACTTTAGGAGGTCCTGGAGGATCTGGTGGAGGTGGATCAGGAAATTCATCAGGAGCTGGAGGACCAGGAAATGATCCTCCGGTAAGTCCTCCTCAAGGTAATGACGGCGGAAATGGAAACCCATCTCCTCCTTGGGGTGCAGGTGGTGGTGGTGGAGCTGGTGGAGTTGGTGCTAGTCCCGGTCCAACATCTGGTCCTGGAGGAGCTGGAGTTACAACAAATATTACAGGATCTGGAGTCGCTAGATCTGGTGGTGGTGGTGGTGGCGGACCAAATTATGGTAATCCATCCGCTGGAACTGGTGGTAGTGGTGGAGGTGGTGCTGGAGCCCCAGGATCAGGAACAGGTCCTGCTACAACAGGAAGTACAAACACCGGTGGTGGAGGTGGAGGTGGACAACAAGCATCCCCAGGTCAATTCGGAGCAGCTAATGGAGGTTCTGGAATAGTAGTAATAAGATATAAATTTCAATAGGTAAAAATTATGAGTGAAGTAAAAGTAAATAAAATTAGCCCACGATCTGGAACAGATGTTCAATTAGGAGATTCTGGAGATAGAATTTTAGTTCCTTGTGGTGCATCTATTATTAATAATGGTACAGCAGTAAACTTTGGTGCAACAGGTTCAGCGTCTTGGGTAACAACAGTTAAGACATCAACTTTCACAGCAGTAGCTGGTGAAGGATATTTTATAGATACAACAGGTGGAGAAGTAACAGTTAATTTACCAGCGGGAACTGCAGGAGCTGTTGTTGCAGTTAAAGATTATGCAGGAACTTTTGATACAAATAAACTAACGTTAGTTCAAAACGGTTCAGATAAAATTGGTGGTTCAGCTCTTAATGCAACTTTATCAACAGAAGGTATTGCTGTTACATTAGTATTTATAGATTCAACACAAGGCTGGTTAGTAACAGATGATGGTTTACAATCAAATGCAGACACTAATCCATATATTGAAGCAACAGGTGGAACAATAACAACTTCTGGCAATGACAAAATTCATACATTTACAGGACCTGGTACTTTTACAGTAAATGTTTTAGCACAAAGTGCTGCAAATAATGAAATTTCTTATGTAGTATTAGCTGGCGGTGCAGGTGGTGGTTCAGCTGCTGTAGGGGGAGGTGGTGGAGCAGGTGGATTTAGAGAAGACAAATCTCCAATAACACCTTATACAGCAAGTCCTTTAGATGGTGCAGGACCTATAACAGTTACAGCAACATCTTTTCCAATCACAGTTGGTGGTGGAGGAGCAAAAGGTCCAGCTAATGGATCTAATCCATCAGGAGTAGATGGAACAAGTGGATCAGTTTCAACTTTTTCAACTATTACATCAGCTGGTGGTGGAGGTGGTTCTTCACGACCTAGCACTGCTGGAACGGCTGGTGCATCAGGAGGGGGTGGTCAAGGAGATGGTAGTGCGGCTCCAGGTGGGGCTGGTAATACACCTCCAACATCTCCAGCTCAAGGAACAGCTGGTGGTGCAGCAAGAACTGTTCCA